GGCGATTGATAAGGGGCAGCGGCAACAGGCTGACCAAGCGGCGTACCGCAACATGCTGGCGCAGCCGGGGTTTAACGTGAACGATCCGGCAACTCAAGCGCGGATGCTGGGGTTAGGCGGCGGCGACGATTTAGCCGCGCTGGGCACGCTGGCTAAAAACAAAATTGACATGGACACCCGACGCCAAGCCGTAGATGACGAAGCCTACAAACAAGAGGTGGAAGGCTACAAAGCGGCAGCGCCGTACAACGGTACGCGTGAGCAGCTTGCCCAGCACTTCGAATTTGGCATGAATAATCCGATATTAAAGACGCGGGGCCTTTTTGCGCAGCCCGGCGCCCGTGAAAGTTTTATGGCTAAACTTGCGTCTGACGAAGGTTTTGCTGAATTGCAACGGATGTCAAATTCAGCCAGCAGCGGAGTCAGTCAGCTAGACCGCGCAAAAATTGTGCGGCAACAACAGTTAGGCGCCGGCGGTGGGGCGGGCGGCACGCTAGAGTCCGGCGGGAACGTGCAGCAGGCGCAAATGTTTGCCGACGGGTCTTCCGCGTACATATCTAAAAACGGCAACATGGTCGTTAAAAACCCAGAACAAAAGATTGTCACGGGCGCTGAAGCCGCGCGAGTGGTGCAGGCTGGTAATGCGTCTGGCGCAGCTAACATGGGCAACCGCGCGCAAGAAATGGAATCTGGTAAAGGCGCAGCTAAAGCGGCCACCGCGGCGTTTGCGGAAGTTGACAGGATCCGCGGCGCAAGCCGGCTGCACGATCAAGCGATTTCGGCAATTGACTCCGGTTCCCAGTCGGGCGCGCTTAACGAATTGTTCCCGTCGGTATTCGCGCCCACCGTCAACTTGGAATACATCCGCGACCAGCTAGGGTTGGCCGTGATTGCTGGCACCACTTTCGGCGCCCTTAGTGAAGCCGAGCTAAGGCTGGCGATGAACCAAGGGTTGCCGACCGGCCTAGAAGGGCCAAAGCTTAAAGAATGGATCATTGGCAAAAAAGCCGCCGATGCAAAATTAGCAAACTATCTAGAACGCCAAGCGGTATTTTTAGAAAGCGGCGGCTCGCGCGGCGACTGGCTTAAAAAGACCGGCGCTAAGACTACAGATGCCGCGGGGTCACAAATATCGCCAGAAGATATGGCAGAACTTGATGCAATCGTGGGCGGGCAGTAATGGCTACCGCTGATCAATTAGGCGTGTGGATCCTTGCCAACAAGGACAAAAAAGGCACGCCGGAATTTGCAAAAGTTGTGAAAGGGTACGCCGCGCTCAGAGACACTGAATCCGCACCAGCCCCCGCCGCAGCGCCAGCGCCAGCGGCAGAGCCAGAGCCAGAGAGCGCAGCGCAAGACCGACCTGGCATACTTGGCGGCGCGATAGACATTGGACAAGGTTTGTACGAGGTGCCGGCCGCGCTGCTAACCGGCATGGGCGCGACAATCTACGGCGGCGGAAAAGGCTTATACAAGCTAGGCACCACCGGCGATGGGGCCGCTGCCGCGAAAGCGGTTGAGGGTGCGCAGCAGAAATACACTTTCCAGCCGCGCGGGGTGTCGGCGCAACGGATAACCAACGAGCTGGGCGAGTTGTTTAGCAACATCAACAAGCCCGGCGAAGCGGTAGCCAGCGCCGGTTATCCGGGCCTAGGCGCGGGCGTGACAACGGGCGCAAACGCGCTTGCGTTGTTGTTAGGCGGCGTTAGCGGCGCGAATGCGGGGGCGGCGCTGCGGCGGGTCGGAACCGCACCGCGGGCCAGCGCCCGCCAGCAGCAGACCGGCGCGGTGTCGCTCAGCGGCGCGCCAGCGCCCATGCCAGCACCAGCAGCCGCGGCGGTGCCACCACCGGCACCCCCGCCGCTAAGCGCAGTAGCAACCCCACCACCGCCGCCAGCAGGACCGGCCTACTCGCGCGCGGCGCTGCTCGAAATGGGGCGGCAGTTTAAGCGTGACAACCCAACCGCGACTGCGGCCGAACGCGCCGCGAATATGACCGAGATGGCGCGGCTATCGGGCAACGAAGCGCGGGTGGCTGACGTTGCTGGCCGTAATTTGCTGGATTACACCGCGATAATGCCGGGCGAAACCAGCACCGCGCTGTCTGCGATGCAGAGAAGCCGCGCGGTTGGGCGCCCAGAGCGGCTAGATCCCGTCGTTGAGATCATGAGCGGCGGCGCTGGCCGGGCGGCGACCGTAGCCAGCGATCTCGTCGCAACGCAACGGGCTACGGCCGCCCCGCTGTACACCGCAGTGCATTCGATGGACGTCCCCGTCACGCCACAGTTGAGCGCGGTTCTTGACGCGCTGCGGGGTTCTGGGGCGTTTAAGGGCGCGCAACGTATTGCCCGCGCGGAACGTGTCCCGTTTGCGCCTATTGACTCCTCGCTTACTACGCTAAACATGCGGCAGCTAGATTTAATTAAACAAGCCGCTGATGATTTAGTAGCTAGCGCTCGGGAAAAAACTCCCACACTGGCGCGTTCGCTTGGCAACTTAAATACCGAATACAAAGCCATCCTAGACACCGCCACCGGCGGCGCGTATGCAGACGCTCGGGCGGCGTTTGCCGGACCGGCTAAATCGCTTGACGCATTGGAGCTGGGCCGCAAGTCGGGAAGCCGCAACGCGGGGCAACGCGCCGAGGATATGGCTGGCATGGGGCCGGCTGAACTCCAGCACTACCGTATCGGCGCGGCTGAGCAGCTGCGCGAGCAGATCGGCGACCGGCCGGGCCAGAATAGGCTGATGAATGAGGAATACAGCCGCAATGTGCGCGAACAGCTGCAAGAGATTGCCAGCAGCCCTGCCGCCTACGAAGAAGCCCTAAAAATAATCAAAAACGAAAGAACGCTAAAAGATTTAGAGTCGGTCGGGAAGGGAAGTCAGACCGCAGCGCGGCTGGCGATGGATGAGGACATGGCTACCAACGCGGTCGCCGGTTTATCGGAAGTCACGCGGGCCGCAACCGCTGGCGATTGGAACGCTGGTTTGAATTTTTTTATGAAGTACGCCAAAAGCCTACGGTTGCGCGAGTCGGTGCGCAACGAAATAGGCCGCGCGCTGTTGAGCAAAGATCCTAGCATCTTTAAACTGATCGAATCCGCGCAGGCAGAGGCGCTTGCCGCACGCGCAACGGCCGCGCGAGCAGCAATTCCCACCGCGGTCGTTACCGCCGGCCCGCAACCCACAACCCGCAACCAGCTAGGGCCATAAATGGACTACCAGCCTCTAATCAACTACGCCCTATCGGCCTGCCTTGCGGTCGCCGGCTGGCTCGCTCGCGAAATCTGGGGCGCAGTGCGCGAACTCCGCACCGACTTGTCCAAGCTGCGCGAGACGCTGCCGGTTAACTACGTTTTAAAAGACGATTACCGGCGCGACATCTACGAGATTAAGGCGATGCTGACCAAGCTGGTCGATCGCGTAGACTTGTTGTGATCGAAACGCTGGGCGAAAAGCAGCGCCGCTTCACCCGCTTGATCGGCCTGCTGATCGAGTGGGCCTACGCCAACGGTTACGAACTCACGTTCGGCGATGCCTACCGCAGTGTCGAGCAGGCAAAGCTAAACGCCGCGGCAGGCAAAGGCATCATCAGCAGCCTGCACTGCGAGCGTCTGGCGATAGACTTGAACTTGTTCAAGCATGGAACCTACCAGACGGCTAGCGAGGCCTACGCGCCTCTAGGGGCCTACTGGGAGTCACTCGGGGCTGACTGTGCATGGGGCGGGCGGTTTAGTAAGCCCGACGGTAACCACTTTTCGATTAGATTCGGGGGGCGAGCATGAATTACTTTATCGACAGGATGAAAGAACCCAGCACCTGGCGCGGGTTGGCGCTGATGCTGGGTGCGTTAGGGGTTGGCGTGTCGCCTGACATGATCAATGCAATTGGCAGCGCGGTTATTGCCGCGCTAGGTGCAATCGAGGTTATTCGGCGGGAGCGATAAATTTATTTAAGGGTGCGTTGTTGGGCATGTCTGGGCTTAAATACCATTCGTGTCTAGCAGCGTTTATTTTTGCATCGGCCATAATGATTGCGTCCCTGCTCCTCAATAGGGTTTTTCTAGCCCTAGCTTGGGCGTTATAGAATTTTACGACCGCCGCAGTAACGGCGTCTTTTTCAGTTTTGTTCAATGTGTTTTTGGCGTTTTTCTGCGCTTTTTCATATTTCGCAATGGCCGCCTTGTACTCGGTTAGCGCGGCAAACCACTTTATCTTGTCTTCTGACAAGACGGGTTTTACCGCTGGCAAAAGCAATTTTTTAGCTTTCACGGCAGATCATCTAACAGGCGCCATGCTGTCGCAGCCACTGCCGCCACTTGCCCGTTTCCAATGGCTTTAAGTCGGTCCACCCGAGCGGCCACCCCATTAGCCACTCGACCCACGTCGGGTTCAGCGCGCCACCAGCTTGGGCCGCAAGTGTTGGAGTGTGTAGGTTGCTCTCGCTTGGCGCATTTGTTTCCTTCGCGTTGTGTGCTGTCAGTGTGCTCCACTTGACCATCGCTTCCAGTCCGATTTGTTTGCCAAGCCTCATCCGGCGAGCGGTTGTGCGAGGCGTCCCCCGCGGGCGGTTGTCGCTTGCTGTCGGCGTCGGCCACATCGTCCGGGCGCTCAGTGCTTCGATCAACGTCCCGCCTTCCCTCGCCTTGCTCGGCGTCACCAGCCCGCCGTTGGTGCCCAGTGTGCTGGTGGGCGTGGGCCACATCATTCCCGGCTTCCAACCCGTCTGGGCAACCTCCAAAAAATTGTGGGGGCCGTGGCTGTTGCTGCCGTGATTCGGGGCATCCGGGGACGCTGTCGGTGTCGGTATCAAGTAACTGCGCGCTGGCCGTCCCCCACTCCGCATGTGGTGCGCCTTGGTGTTGCTTGCCAGTGGCGTGGGCAACATCTTCGCGTATTCCGCCGCTCCCACTTGTTCCTCTAGGTTGTGTTTCCCGCGGTCGTACCAAAAATTTTTGCCTCTCGCCATTCCTACTCGTGGCGTTCCCCACAATCCAGATTCTGTCTCGGCGATGGGGGGCACCAACGTCGGCAGCGGATACAACACCCCATTTTGCATCGAACCCCATCTCGGCAAGGTCAGCGAGGACGACATCAAGTCCTCGAATAGTGAGCATTGGGCTGTTTTCAATGAATGCGTATCGCGGTCGTACCTCCCCAATGATTCGCGCCATGTGTTTCCACATGCTGGATTTCTCGCCGGATATTCCGGCGCCTCGTCCTGCTGAACTGATGTCTTGGCATGGAAACCCGCCAGATACGACGTCAACAATTCCTCGCCAAGGGCGTCCGTCAAAGGTTTGAACGTCATCCCAAATCGGGAAAGGCGGGAGAATGCCGTCATTCTGTCGGGCGCACAGTACGCTTGCGGGATAGGGTTCCCACTCGACGGCGCAGACTGTTCGCCATCCGAGCAAGTGCCCGCCAAGTATTCCTCCACCAGCGCCCGCGAAAAGAGCCAGCTCATTCACGTTTCCCCCATAAGATCATCGCCCATCGCTTGGCGCCAATTCACCGAGGTTTTAACCCTTGTCTTACCCTCGGCTAGCGCCCGCGCATCTTGCGCTACGTCGAACGCCGCCTGCCAAGCGGCCCATGCAGCGTTGTTGGCTTCCCATGCTTTCTCTTGCGCCGCTTC